GCTCCTGTTGCTTCGGCTCTTCCGCAGGCTTCTCGGCGTTCTCGTCGACATGACCGACCTTGAAGAACTTGTTGGTCTTGGCGCTCTCGATCATGCCGGGATCGTAAACGTCGGTCGATTTGCCGTCGAAGAACGTATAACCGTTCCACTCCAGCACCTTGCTCTCGCCTTGCGCGTTGTAAGTGATGCTTGCCTTCATGGCAGCTTCTCCGGTTGTGAAAAATGCCGTTACCCGATTTCTTCAAGCGACGGTGTAGCCACCGTGAGGTTCACCAGTCGTCGGGACGCAGGCGGCGTGCGCCCTTGCGGGCTTGCGTGGGGCCTTATGGCCCCATGTATCCTTGCAGGTAAAACGTGCCGGCGATCGACGCCGTGATCGGCGTCGCCGCGCCGGTCGTCGCCGTCATGATGATCGGCGTGTCGGCCGGATAGGCATAACCGACCGCGCCGCCGGGAAGCGCCGGCACCGCGCCGCCAGCCTGTCCAACCGTCGACGCGCTGACGAGGCGATTGCCTGACAGAGCATCACCGATATTGAGGACAAGCCCCGCGCCGTTATCGAGCTTCGGAATTGTGCCCGAAATCGACTGCAGCACGAAGCCAGCCGGGACGATGGCAATGATCGACTGCGCATTGAGGACGGTGTCAGCCGGGACACTGACAAACGCACCGCCAAGCACCTTCATGGTGCGTGCGAAGCCCTCGCCGCCAGGCGCGGGCTGTTTGATTGCTGTACGAGCCATGATTGTTCTCCTTACGGGTTCGGCGGGGCGATAACGAAGCCCGTCGCCATGCCCCAATCGACGAGGTCCGAGCCCTGCGTTGGCATGCCCGCAAGCAACGGTGCCTTGGCGATCTTGGCGACACCGAATTGCGATTCGATGCCGAGGCCGACGATGAATTCGTAATCGCCGTCTTCGAGTTGCGTCGCACGCGGCGCCTGACCGAATGCGTAAGCCATTGCCGCCTGGCCGCACATGAAGAACGGCTCGACATCGGCACCGGCACCGCCGATACCGGGCTGCAGCAGCCGCGTGGTGATCTCAGGTATCTCCAGATAGTAGACACCGTCATAGACCAGCCCGCCGCCCGAGAAGATCGGGTTCGCCGCCGGCGGACCGCCTTCGGGCTCAGTACGAACGCGGGCATCGCGGTTGGCCTGGTACATCACCGGATCGGCCTTGAGATCGCGCATCGCGCGCGAGCCCATGAAGCAGACGTACCATTCCTGATCGGTGTCCTCGAGCTGCCACGGGTTGACCTTCGGCCGCCCGTTGTAGACACCGGGGTTGGTCGGATCGGTGCCGGTGATCTGCGCCTGCTGCTTCAACACCGAGCCGATCGCCGCCGACATCCTGTCGGTAGCGGCAGCCATGTTGGCAGCCGACGCCGCGAAGGTGGAGGCACGATTGGCAATCTTCGCACCGAACAATACGCGATCGTAGTTCGCGTTCTCCCAGGTGTCCTTCTGCGCCGAGGTGGCTGCCGACCAGCGCACGCCATTGACGCGATTGCCGGGAGCAACCAGCCGGTTGGCCTGAATCGCCGCGGTCGGGATCGACAGCAGCGTGTCGACGAGATCGTCACGCACGATGCGGCGCGACCAGCCACGCAACAGTTCACGCGCGGTCGAGCGCACCGAGAATGACGATTCCTTGTTCACTGCACGGTTGTTGGCAACCGCGTTGCGAGCCCAATCGGCCCATACGGGAAAACCGTAGGAGTCGATCATCTCTTCATTGCCGCGCAGCACGCCGGCACCGACACCGGGACCGGTCAACTGCGTGACGAGCGGGATGTTGATCTCCTTCCCGTCGGCAGCAAGGTCGTCGAGCCGCACGATGGGAAATCTTGAATTCGCGCCCATGAAAGGATCAAAGCGCGAAGCGCGCAGGAAGTCGTAATAAACCTGCCGCCTGAATTTAATGAGTTCATTAGCGGGATGGTTAACTGTGAAGGCCATCGGCCGACTCCACGGTCAGCCAATCGTCGATGTCATGAAGGAGGACGCTTCGCCGACCGGCTCGTTGTTTCCGCGAAGAGTTGGGCGTCGCTGACATCGTCCTGTGCGACAGGCGAAAGCGCAGTGGCGCCAACCCTCGCAATCGAGGGCAGCGAAGACTGTTGGGCAGGAGCAAACTGACCATTGGGCATGCGAGGCTGTCCGGCAGGCATCGCCACCGGAGGCGCCTGACCGCGTGCGGCGGCAAGCACCTGTGCCTGGAAATTGGGATCCTGCATTGCCTGTTGGAGAATGCGCTGATTGTAGGCGGACAGGTCGCCGCCAATCTGCGTGAAGGTTTCCTTCTGCTGATGCCAGCGCACCATGTCCCCATAGGGGTCAAGCGAACGCATGATCCGCATATAGGTGAGGTTGGTCTCCGGGTCTCGATTGCGAAGTCCGCTCTCGATCGCCGCAAACGCAGCCCCGACCTTCTCCGCTCCGAATTCGCGCACCGCATCGCGCTTGGAATAGAACTCGCGCACCTGCATGAGTTGCTGATTGAGAGGCTCGATCAGCGCACCCATCTCTTCCTGCACAAACCCGGAAGGGTTCTCGAATATGTCCGTGCGCGGCTTTTGCGGCGGCGGTTGCTGCGGCTGAAAACGCTGTAACAGCGCCTCAACCTGCATCTGCAGCGCCTCCGAGCGACGCTCCGCAGCGCGCCGTGCATCCGCTTCCTCGCGAAGCCGCGCCGAGGGAATGTTCGGCTCGCCTTCGGTCGGTTGCGGCTGCGCCGGCTGTCCAGGCTCGCCTTGAGGAGGCTGGCCGGGAGCCGGTGGTGGCGGCGGCGGTTCAGGCGTCTTCGGCTCCGGGGTTGCCCCCGGTTGCGTCAATTCCTGAAACAATGCGGAATCGGACGACGTGTCAGTCGTGTTCAGTTCTGCCATGTCAGTCTCCATCAGGACTGTCGTGCCTGACCAACGAGACCGCTGTGTCGCCAGCGGCGTGCGAGGCTGGAGCTATCGTGTCCAGCGGACGAAATTCATTCCGATCGCGGCCGGTTCTGCGCGGCCTGCTTGGCGATGCTGGCCTGCATCTCGCGATCCTGCGTGCGGTGGAAGTGATCGAGCGCGCGATCGGCGCTGCGGTGCAGATGCTCGATGCGGCGGTCGCGGTCGCGATGCTCACTGTCGAGCCTGCGGTCCATGTTTTGGCGCAGATGATCGCCTAACAGATCGAGCGACGAAATCGCACTGTCGTGGTGCATGCTCAAGGCGGCGGCGCGCTTGTGCTGGGCCGTCGCGTTGGTCTCGTTGATGTCGGCCATCTGCTGTGCGACATCGAGCGGCGATTTCGGCGGCGGCGGCGCCGCGGGCATGCCTTCGGTGCGCGCCTTGGCCATGTTCAGCGCCACCTTGGACTGCTTCTCCTGCACCTCTGCCTGCGCGCCCTGCAGCATCAACTGCTTCTTCTGCTGGTCTTCCGGCGAAGTCTGGGTCAGCATCGCGATCAGCTTCTTCTTATCGCTTCCCGGCAGATTGGAAACCTGGATGATCGCCGCCGGCGGCACCGGCACCTTGGACTGCGCCAGCGCAATCAGGATGTCGTAGACATCGCCCATCACCGTCTCGGTGTCCTTGCCCTCGTCGAGCACGATATCGACATTGATCTGCCCGAGCGCGTTCACCAGCATTGGCTGCTGGGTGTAGGGATTGATCTGCAGCATGTTCACTTGCAGGAATTGCTGCACCTGCTGATCGTCGGTGACGCGCAGGAATCGCTCCGAAGTCCAGTACCGCTGTGCACCCCACCATGACTTGCGGTACATCTCAAGCTTCCACGACCGGTAGTTCTTCAAAAACGGCCCGAGCTCCGCCAGACCGCTCTGCTGCGCCATCGCATAGGCACGACCGCTTGCTGCCGCGCCCATGTCGCCGAGCAAGGCCGGGTTCGGCCCGAACGTCTCGATCTCCTGCTTGGCGTCCTGAAAATATTGCGTCTGCTGCAGGAATTCCTGCGCCGGCTGGATCACCTCGAGATCGTCCTTGTTGCCGGAATACTCCAGAACGCCATCGGGCCGCGCCGACTCGCGCCGCAGCTTCTCGATACCGCCATTGTCCTGAACCGCGCCGCGCTTCACCTTGATCTGGCGCGTGTTCATGATGTGGATGGCCTTGCTGCGGTGCTGGTTGATCGCGTCCTGCGGACCGCGCAGCCGGCGTAAGTAGCCGAAATGATCGCCCCTCGAGTCGATGAAGTTGGCAAAAGCCGAATACTTGCACAGCGACACGCCGCGATCGTCATAGAACGGCGTCTTGCCCTGCATCAGCGCCGTCGAGCCGACATGTAGCGCCCACTGCCAGATGCCGTCCTTGATGTACCAGTGATCGACCAGGCGCTTGCGGTTCTGCGCATCGGTCCACAGCACCTCGCGATCGGTGTCATAGGTGGTGTAGACATCGTTGCCGCCCGAGCCCGAAATATCGACGCTTTCACCGGGCGGCATCATCTCGTCGACCTGATCCTGCGTCACCCATTTGTAGGTGCCCATGTAGCGCGCGTCGGCAAAGTCGGGCCGGACCGAGGTCGGGTCGTAAAAAAACGTGCGCGGGTCGACATAGCGCCAGCCGATTTCGGGATCGGTCTGCGGCGGCTGCATGAATTGCCCGAATTCCGAATCGTACAGACCGGCCTGATGCACCTGGCTTTGCTGGTTGACGATGAACGTCATCTCGGCGCAGCACAGCCCCGACACCGCGGCATCGCGCACGCATTCGGTCTCGATATCCTCGAATCCGGCCTGATCGAGGATGGTGCGCACCACCTGGCTCGCCACCTCCGCGCCATTCTCGTGCGCCTGCGTGCGCGGATAGGCCTTCGGGTCGGTCCTGAGCCTTCGAATCGTGCCGACCAGGCCGTCGATCTTCCTGCCAATGCGGTCGAAGATGATCGCAGGCTGGCCACGCGCTTCCAGCGTCCTGATCTGCTCGTCGGTGTACTGCAGCGCGTAATAATAACACCAGCTTTGCCGCGCCTCCTCGATCTCCCGAAACTTGGTCGAGGCATAGCGGTTGAACTGCGTCTTCAAGAGCTGGACAGGCGTGTAGTTCTTGGTCTCGGAATCGTAGGCACGGGACGTGTTGTTCTGGGCGTCGGTGTCGGCATTCGCCATCGACGCTGCCATTGCGATCATGACCTACGCGACCGTCCAGGTCGCCTTGGGTTGACGCGTGATGCGATCTGGATGGGTCCAGCTCGCCTGAAGCGGAACCTGTGTCTCGATGACCGGAATAATCTCGCGCAAGGTCTGCGCCATCTGGATGCCTGTCGAACGGTCGTTCTGAGGCACCGTGATCGTCACGACGAGTGTGGGCATTGAACCTCTCCTTTGGCACGTTCAGGCATCAGATCGTCAGCGCATCCGCGCCTCTGGCACGTTCAGGCATCAGATCGTCAGCGCATCCGCTCCTCTGCGACCGCGATCGATCGGCTTGTAGTCGAATTCGGCGCGCGGCTTCTCGCGCGGCTTCTCGGCCACCCATGGCCGCGACATGCAGGCGTAACGCCAATCGTCGCCGGCGTGGTCTTCGCTCTCGGTGTCGAGATCCTCGATCCTGTCCTGATCGTGCTGCAGCACCGGAATGGTGCGGATCGAATCGCGACAGGTGTTGAAGCAGTAGATCATCGGCCTGCCGTCGAGGCCGACCAGGCGGCCTCTCAACTGGTCCCAGCCGCCCATCGAGCCGCGGCCCGACACCCGCTTGTTGTCGGCAGGCTGCCAGACAATGCGATAATTGGTGCCGCGCGCCAGCATCTCCGCGATGCTGGGGCCGCCATCCTCCGCAAACGCTGCCGGGTCCAGCACGCCGTAACTGATCGGGTCGTCGTTCTCCTCGAGCTCGTCCAGCCTGCGCCCGACATGCTCCGCATGCAGCTTCAGTCCGGTGTTCGGCCGCCCATGCTGGCAACCGTACCATTCGCGATAACGAACCAGAGCGCCACGAGGCAGCACCCGTTCGCGACCGCCAATGCGCAAGGCATAGTCATCACCGACCACAGCCCACCAGCCGAAGGAAAATGGTCTTGCCGATCCCCAATCGCCCGATCTGAACCGCAGCCAATCGCGGGGAATAGCAAAAGGTTCGACGACATGCCTCTGCTCCGACCATTCAGGGAAAAACGCGCCCTCGATCGCGGTCCAGTCGCCCTCAAGCCACGCCTTCACCAGAGCAGCAGAACCAACAAGCTGCAGACGATCAATATAGCCAGGGTCGCGTTCAAGCAGCACGCGATTGTCCGTAATCCGCGACGGTATGACCGCCATGCGATGCGTGGTTCCGTTGGCTCGTTGTCGTTCGACAATCTGCGGACCCTTCGGAAACGGGATCAGGCCATAACGCTGCGCAATCCAGCTTTGCCCGACCCCGCCGGGATTGGCCGTCAGCACCATCTGCACCGGCACGCCATGCGCACTCCTGAGCAAACCGAACAACCGGTCGATCGGCGCCGCGTCGGGATACTGCCCCGCCTCCTCGATCCACGCATCGGTGACATTGCGACCCTGGTACTGGTTGGCGTCATCGACCGTGTCGAGATACGCAAACCCGATCCGGCCGCCGTTCGGCATCCGCCACCGGAGCTTGCCCTCGTTGAAGGTCGCGCCCAGCGGCAGATAGATCTCCTTGCTGCGCTCGATGGCGTCCTCGCTCGACACCGTGGTGCGCCGGAACATAATGGCGTTGAAATGTTCCTTGTAAATCCGCTCGCGCTTGGCCCACTTGCCCAGTACACCGTCGGTCTTGCCGCCGCCGCGCGCCCCGCCGAAAAACACCTCACTGAAGGGGCAGTCCATCAGGTCTTTCTGGGGCTGCGATCTGGGTTGCCAGACGATCAGGATCTGGCGGGGAGCGGCTTCCGTCATGGTGCGTGGCATGTCGCTTCATTTGGTCGGCTCGCGGGTTAAG